AAGTGGAAACGACTGATAATGATGCTGTACTGCAGTTTATAGAGGGGATGAAGAACCGTGATAAGTTTAAGTCCGAAACAAACTGAATATCTTAATCAAGCGACAAGGCGTTGGAACATTAAATCCGGTGCCGTGCGTTCCGGAAAGTCCTTTGTAGACATGACTGCTGTGATACCGATGCGGATTATAGACCTGATTGGAAAGCCAGGGCTTGTGGTTATCCTTGGTGTATCAAGAGACACAATCGAAAGAAATGTCCTTGAGCCTATGAGAGAGGTATACACCGCAAAGCGTGTCGGAACGATTAACTCGCGGAATATAGTCAGACTATTCGGCGAGGATGTGTACTGCCTAGGAGCGGAAAAGGTATCTCAGGTAGCAAAGATACAAGGTGCCTCGATAAAGTATGCTTACGGCGACGAGATAGCAAAGTGGAACAAAGAAGTGTTCCGGATGCTACAATCCCGTTTGGATAAGCCTTACTCATGCTTTGATGGCGCCTGTAACCCTGAGCACCCTACACACTGGCTGAAGGAATTCATAGATTCTGACGTGGATATGTACTTACAGGAGTACACGATATTCGATAATCCGCACTTGTCCAAGGAATTTGTGGACAATCTCTGTAAGGAGTACAGCGGAACAATCTACTATGACCGCCTAATCCTTGGACGCTGGAAGAGAGCAGAGGGGGCAATCTACAGAAAGTTTGCAGATGAGCCGACACTGTTTAAATGCGAGATAGTGGACGCCATAGATCCTAGTGCAAACTGCAAGCAGTTTCGCAGAGAGGACATTACCGGCATCGAGATAGGGCTGGACTTCGGAGGGAACAAGTCAGGCCACGCCTTTGTAGCTAGGGGGTATGTAGACGGATACCACGATTTGATTATTCTTGCCTCCAGAAGGATTAAGGCGACAGATGCGGGGGAAGCGATAGACAGCAATAAGTTAGACGCTCTGTTTATTGATTTTGTCCGGTATGTAGAAGAAACCTATGGGACGACATCTTATGACGGATACCATAACTTGGAGAGCGTGTACTGGGATAATGCAGAAAGCGTTCTCGGTACATCTATCCGTAACGCGGTTGAAAAGGAATTTCCGTTTATCATAGTTCGTCCGGCAAAGAAGGACAGGATTAATGATCGTATTAACTGCATGCTTCGCCTTATGGGCGCTAGGCGATTTTGGATTACTGACGATGCTGAGACCGTACGCAAGGCGCTTTCAGACGCTGTATGGGATAAAGCGAAGGAGGCTGATATACGATTGGATGACGGCTCCACGGATATAGATAGTCTGGACGCTATGGAGTACACCTATGAACGAGATATTAAGGAACTGATAGGGGAATAATATGTTTGAAAATCTAACAAACTGGCTGAAAGGAGTAATGGGTAAGATGTTCGGTTACAATATCATGAAAGGCATAGCCGGGCGAGATATCACAATGTCCCAGCCTATGATTGACGCTATCAATCTGTGGAAGGATATGATATGCGGCGCAGCGGATTGGATTAACGAAGATAAAGGAATTACATCTCTTAAGCTGGAGGAGTGCATCTGTAGAGAATTTGCGGATATTGCTCTTGGAGAGATGGAGGCCAGTATTGATAATTCGGTATTGGACGCCATGCTCAAGAACGCCATTCGAGACCTCAACGAGAATTTGCAAGACGGCCTTGCGCTAGGCTCTTTTATCCTTAAGCCACTAGGAGACGGGCGGTCGGAATTCGTATCAGCGGATAAATTCGTGCCTATTGCCTTTGATGATGAGGGCAAGCCTTCGGATATTATGTTCTTTACTCGTAAGAAGGTAGGAGAGAACAGCTGGTTCACGAGAGTAGAACGACACTATTTCGATGATAACCACAATCTTGTTATTGAGAATCGGTGCTATCGTTCCAGTTCAGAAAGCATGATAGGATCGCCCGGGAATCTTGCGGACATAGATGAGTGGACAAACATTGAACCAGGACCCATTGTCTTTCCCGGAATGACAAAGAATGATTACGGATACTTCCGTGTGCCGCTTAAGAACAGGGTAGACGGCTCTTCGTGTGGCGTTTCTATCTATTCTGCTGCAGTATCGGCGATTAGAAAAGCGGATATACAGTACGGCCGTCTCGATTGGGAGTACAGCTCAGGAGAAAGAGCCGTTCATGTGGATGAGCGGGCACTTCGCCACAAGGACGGAAGAGTAAAGCTTCCAGAAGGAAAGCAGAGGCTATACCGGGGACTTAACCTTGAGCAAAACCAAGGGGAGCTCTACAAAGAATACTCTCCGGCTATGAGAGATGAAGCCTATATTAGGGGGCTGGAAAAGACTTACCGAAACATTGAGTTCATTGTAGGCCTTGCTTATGGGGATTTGTCAGACGCCTCAGAGGTAGATAAGACAGCGACCGAAATTAGAGCCTCTAAACAGCGGAAGTATAACCGAGTGAACGCAATCCAAGAGAATCTCCGAGATTGTCTTTCTGACTTTGTGGACGCTCTCGCTTTCTACAGCGAACTATATACGACTAAGTATGAATTCTCCTGTGCATTCAATGACAGCATCCTTACCGACGAAGAGAGCGAACGCGAACAGGATCGCAAGGATGTTGCTATGGGTGTTATGGGGCTTGCTGAGTATAGGGCGAAGTGGTACCAAGAGGACGAGGAGACTGCTGCCGCCAATCTGCCTGAGCAGCCGTCTACTGTATTGCCGTGAGAGAAAGTTATAGCTCCTCTCTTGCGGTAGGATTAGAGGCTAAATACCGAAAGCTTGAGCAGGATATCATGGCGGATGTAGTCCTCAGGATAAAAAAAGCCGGTAAGATAACCAGTATGGCAGACTGGCAGTTAAACCGTATGCTTATGCTCGGGAAAAGCACTAGCGACATAGAGAAGATAATTGCCTCGGCTGTTGGGTACAACGCCAAGGAGGTAGAGAGGCTTTATGAGGAGGTGATAGCCAATGAGTACACAATCTACAAGCCACAGTATGAAAGAATCACGAGCAACTTTATTCCCTACAAGGAAAACTACCAGCTTCAACATGCGGTAAAAGCTATCACGGCGCAGACGGAGAAGGAGCTTTCCGGAATAACTAGATCCTTAGGATTCATGATTGGGAAAGGAAAACCTGTATATACTCCTCTTTCTGAGATATATAACGGCTATCTTGACCAGGCAATGATTGGACTTACTTCAGGAATGTATGATTACAATACTTTGATTCGTAGGGTCTGTAAGGAGCTTACAGACAGCGGACTTAGAACTGTAGATTACGCATCCGGCTGGCACAACAGAGTAGATGTTGCAGCGCGCAGAGCGGTATTAACCGGAGCTTCGCAATTATCCGGTAAAATTATGGATATGAATGCCGAAAGTCTTGGTGTTGAAAAATTCGAGGTATCTTGGCATGCCGGAGCGAGACCGGACCACGCTGCATGGCAAGGGAGGGTTTACACCAAGAAACAGCTTGAGAGTATCTGCGGTCTTGGAAGCGGGGGAGGATTGCTCGGTTGGAATTGCCGGCACGAGTATTACCCATTCTTTGAGGGCTCCGAGCGAACATATACGGATAAGTGGCTTGAGGAGCAAAACGCACGCGAGGCACGAAAGAAGGCCTTCCGTGGTAAAGAGTACAACGCCTATGAAGCTACGCAGAAACAGCGCCGTATGGAGACGAATATGCGCGCACAGAGGGAAGAGGTTCAACTCTTAGAAGAGGGGGGAGCAGATTCCGAGGATATTACTATCGAGCAGTGCAAATATCAAGCCCAGCTCGATGAGTACAAGGCGTTTTGCGATTACTTTGGATTTCTTGAACAGCGGGAAAGAATATACTATGATCTAAATGGGCGAATATCCCCCAGCCAAGCCACCTACAAAGAGTGGAAAATAGCAGAGGTTAATAAAAATATAGTCACTATAGATAATCGCAAAATTTCCGAGTTTTGTTTAAAACCCGGAGCAAAACACGCAGCTGAGTTCTTTTCTGTTGGCTATACGAACAGTATAAGCGACCAGAAGCGGCTAAGGAGAAATCTTCTAGGGCAATATGACCGAAGCAAAATAGAAACTACGGAAGTCTTGCCAGAAGGAGGACAGCAGTATACAATCCCAATGATGCTTGGCGTCGGTAGAAAAAAAAGGACGTTTAGAACTGTTTGGAGAATAGACAAGAGTGGCGCTATGCCGAGATTTATAACCGCTTATAGGATAGGAGGTTAATGGAATGTTTAAGTTATTTGATAAGGTTAGAGTAAAGAAGAAGAATATTACTGGAGTGATTGTTGATGTAACCCGACAAGGGGAAAGACAGTGCTTTGTAGTAGAGGCTGATAATAGAGGCAAGATAGAAGGAGGAATAGGGGGAGAAAGCGACTACGCTATTCTTGATTGTATGTCCGAAGAACTCGAACATATTTAATTCCATTCTATACTTCGTTAAATCGGCACCTTCCCATTTGGGAGGGTGTCTTTTTATTGGTCTGGAATCCGAGACCTTAAAGGCGGATTATTCACGGGGCGCTGGTTAAAGCCCTAAAACAACCTATGTGTGAAAGGAGACACAATGAAAACCGAATTTTTGAAAGAGCTTGGGCTCGAACAGGAACAGATTGATAAGATTATGGCTGAGAACGGCAAGGACATTGCTGCGGAGAAAGCCAAGACGACAAAGGCTGAAGGGGAGAGGGATAACTACAAGTCCCAGCTGGACACCACAAAAGAGAGCCTTGGAAAGTTTGACGGTGTGGATGTTGAAGCGCTTAAGAAGCAAATCACCGATTTGCAGAGCGACCTAAAGAAAAAGGATGATGAGTACACCGCCAAAGAAGCAGAGCGTGCATTCAATGATACTCTGTCCGGAGCGATTACTGCCGCGGGCGGTAAAAATGCGAAGGCCATCATGGCAATGCTCGATATTGATTCCCTCAAGGCGTCCAAAGACCAGAGTGCTGACATTAAGACAGCCCTTGAAGCTATTCGGAAGTCTGATTCCTATATGTTCGGCTCAGACGAGCCACACAAAAACGCGGTTGGGAGAACCGGAGGTAGCGAAAGCGGTAATTCCGCTGATTTCTCCACTATGAGAGCACTCATGGGACTCCCGGCAGAGAAAAATTAACTTAATCAACGGAGGAAAAAACAATGGCAAATGTAATTCAGTTAAGAAAGTTCTATTCCGAGGCGCTGGATGAGGTTTATAAGCTTGCGTCTTTAACAAGTGTCCTCGACGGAGACAACACTCTGGTAAAAGAGGGAGCAAATGCAAACGAGCTGCTCATTCCTAAGATGTCCATGGATGGACTTGCGAACTACGGAAGAAACAGTGGGTATGTAAACGGCTCCGTGACTTTCGAGTATGAGACTAAGAAAATCGGCTATGACCGCGGAAGAATGTTCACCGTAGATGCTCTGGATGAGATGGAGGCTACACCTGTATTCTCTTCTTTATCTGCGGAGTTCGTTCGTACTAAGGTTGTTCCGGAGCTCGACGCATACCGCTTAGGTGCTTACGCTTCAAAGGCGGGAATCGGTTCTGCTACCGGAGCACTGGCAAACGGTAAGGCGGCGATTGATGCGGTTATGGCGGCAAAGAGTGCTATTAAGGACGCAGAAGCAAGCTTGGATACAGTTTACCTGTTCATTAAGTCCCCTCTTAAGGATTTAATTGACGGGCTCGATACCACTGCAAGCCGTGCGGCACTTGACGGATGGGCTGGCATTATCGAAGTACCTTCTTCCCGTTTCTTCAAGACCATTACCCTGAACAACGGTACTACAAGTGGACAGGAAGCCGGAGGATTCAAGGGAGCCGGAGCAATCAACTTCCTTGCGGTAGATAAGAGAGCGGTTATCCAGTTCCAGAAGCACACCGTAAACAAGATTATCACTCCTGATCAGAACCAGGATGCGGATGCTTGGAAGTTCGGATATCGTACTGCAGGAATTGCAGAAGTAAGAGACAACAAGCTTCCTGGTATCTACGCACACACAGCACAGTAAGGAGAGCCTATGCAATACGCCGAGCATGCGTTCTACCGGAGCGAGTATCTCGGCGACCGTATAACGGACGAAAGTACCTTTAATCGGCTCGCCACAAGAGCCAGCGCAAAGCTGGATCACTACACTATGGGGAGAATCAGTCAGACGGATTGTGGAATTGCAGTCCGACTGGCTGTTTGCTCTATGGCTGAGATTCTGTTCTGGGAAGAAAAGAGGAAAAATGCCCATGAAGGGCGGGAGATATCAAGCGAATCCAATGACGGGTACTCTGTATCCTTCGGAGGCTCCAGTGAGGCGGATATGGCGGCGTTTTCAGAGAAAAGCCTGTATCAGGCAGCGTATGCGTATCTGTCTCAAACAGGCTTGATGGATTTTGGGGTGTAACAGTATGGCAGATATCACATTATTCAATGCACGATATGACGCGAATACCAGAACTGAGGTGTTTATTCCGACAAGGATTAAAGGGGCCTCTTACTATGAAAGCGAGGGTGTCAGTGCAAATGACGGAGTTTGGACGAATCAATGCGTATATAAGTTACGAGTGCCTTTAATCGGCTCAGAGATTGGAAAGGAATATCTCCCGGAGAGAAAGTATCGAAAAGCGGAAAGTGCAGAGAGATACTGGACTATCCGGAAAGGCGACTTTATCCTTCTTACTCTCTTAGATACCGAAAAGGAAAACTATACGGCCAAAGAAATTGCTAAGATTTCGGAAGAACTGGGGCTTAAGCTGATTACTGTGACAGAATACGCTGATAATACAGTCCGTGGGAGCGATATCGTAAAACATTGGAGGATAGGAGGCGCATAATGGGCTCAAAGAGAAATTTCTCTGATGTCAATACGCCGGCATCGTTTGTTCAAGAAGGTAAAAATCTTAAATTTGGGCTTAAGTGGAATGAGCATTTCGGAAAGCAGAAACGTGCTGAGTTCGTAAAGGCGCAGGAAATAGTTGATAGCGAGTGCCTTAGGTATATGGACAAGCTGACTCCCATGCGTACAGGAATGATGATTAAGAGTGCCACGCTTGGCACCGTAATAGGATCCGGAGAAATAAACTATCTTGCGCCGTACGCGAGACGGCAGTACTACAACAATTCCGGAGGCTCCCCGGCGCATCCGCAAGCAAGAGGGATGTGGTTTGAGAGCATGAAGGCTTCTTACCGAGATTCAATATTAAAGGCTGCTGGAGGGGCGTTTAGAAAATGATAGATTCAATCATACAGGGCTTGACCGATTATTTCATGAAATGCCCTTTGCTAAAAGACGGAGTATTCCGAGTAGACGCCCTTGGAAATGAGGCGGTGGAGTACACAATAGAGACCGGAGTAGTATCTCCGGTTATTCAAGAATACCTTGACGGCTCAAGTATTCGCCAATACAAATTTACCTTCGGCTCCCGTGAGTATTACTCTCTGGACAGGCTTGAGAATATCCAGAACAGTACATTTTATGAGAATCTCTGTGATTGGATAGAGTCACAAAGTAAGGCAGGAGTTCTACCGGAAATGCCGGAGAAGTGCGAGGCGGAAAAACTGATAGTAGACGCACCGGGCTATATGTTCGATGCGACTATGACAACAGCAAGGTATCAGATTCAATTAACACTACAGTATTTTAAGGAGGTATAAGATATGGCTAGTGCAGACAGAAAGGCATTAGTCCGTAATAAAATCGCGGACTATATCAAGGTTGGGGACAAGTTTGAACTTATGGGAACGGGCTTCAAGAGTGTAAATGAAAGCCCTTCCGCACAGACTGATTCAACCACTTACATCAATGAGACTTCAAGCTCTACTGATATTATCGGATATGAGACTGAGTTCTCCTATGAAGCAGACCACATTCCTTCTCAGGCGGCTATTACCGCACTATGGAAGGATGGGCGTGATCACAACACCGGAGGGGATGCACAGCACGAGTATGTTCGTGTTGATTTGTACAATCCTATCGGTAATCCTACAGAAACAGCAGCGCTTTTCAAAGCCCGTAAATTCATCGTAGCAAACGAGGTTTCCGACTATGAAGGAGACGGAGGAGAGAAGGTATCTGTATCCGGTACCTTGCACGCTGTTGGAGACCCTATTCAGGGGAAGTTTGATACAGTAACAAAGACATTTACCGCCGGAGACTTCAAGGGAGCCTACGACGCATAATGAACTGATTACAGTATTCTGACCATACGGCAGAAGCTGGGCAGAGGAGAGGCAATCTAACGAGGCGGATTGTTTCTCCTTTTTTCATGTCCTCGACCAAAGGAGAAAATAATATGGCGAAAATCGTAATTTTAGGGAAGGAACTTGAAGGGGATTTTTTCGATGCTGACTTTATGGAGCGATATGAGACCGCTACAAGAGATATGCATAACAAGGCGACAGATGCCCGCGATCGGAAGTACGAGAAGGTAGCGGACGCCTTCCGTGAGCAGTGTGCGGTGGCGAGGGAATATTTCGATAGGATTTTCGGGGAGGGCACTTCCAAAAGCCTCTTTGGGGATAAAATGAACCTTAGAGATCACATGGAGGCCATTGCAGAACTTACAGAATGTGCGGCAGGGGCAAAGAAAGAGATTAATGACCTGACGAATAAGTATACTCAGCGGTCTAAGTCTTTCAGCCAAGTCGTTTCCGCTAAAAAGCATTGAATCTCATTTTAGACGGTCTGCCGGAAGTGGTTGAGATTGCCGGCACTTCGGTAAAGATTGATACATCCTTCCGCACAGGGATTATCTTTGAGGAAATGCTGTCCGATCCGGAGCTACCTGACGAAGATAAAATTCTTACAATGCTTGAACTTTACTATCCCGGAATAGTTTTTGATGAGACTACAATTCGGGAGGCAATCGAAAAAATCTTTTGGTTTTACCGTTGTGGTTCAGAACCACGGCAGACAGCCGGCGGAGATGAGGGCGGTGAGACAGTTTTTTCCTACGAGTACGACGCTGATTACATTTATGCCGGGTTTATGTCCGCTTATCGGATAGACCTCGCAAAAGAAACACTCCATTGGTGGCAGTTTCGGGCCCTTTTTCGTTCATTACCGGAAGATACGCAGATAATGAAAATCATAGGCTACAGGTCCATGAAAATCTCTCCCAAACTCCCAAAAGAGCAAAAGGAGCATTATAAGCGTATGAAGCGTATGTATGCTCTTCCGGGAAGATATGAGCAAACGAAGGCCGAAAGTGACCTTACTGAAATCCTTATGAATGGCGGAAATCCTTCCGCGCTATTAAATGGTGAAGGAGACAGTAAGTAATGGCAGACGGAACACTAAATTTTGATACCAAAGTCGATTCCTCGGGATTTTCCGGAGCAGTCGGACAACTTGGCGGAATAGCCGGGAAAGCATTTGCCGGAGTGACTGCTGCAGTTGGTGCCGGTACAGTTGCATTCGCTGCACTGACAAAGAGTGCTCTTGATAATGTCGCAAGCTATGAACAGTTAGTCGGCGGAGTAGAGACGCTTTTTGGTGCCGGCGGCGCAACAATCGAAGAATACGCTGCGAGCATGGGAAAATCCGTGTCTGAGGTAGAGGGGCAGTTTTCTACCCTCGAAAAGGCTCAGACCGCAGTACTGGACAATGCGAATAATGCCTACCGGACAGCGGGTATGTCCGCAAATCAGTACATGGAGACGGTCACAAGCTTCGCGGCGGCCTTAAAGCAAAGTACCTCGAATGAGGTTGAGGCGGCAAATGTCGCCGATCAGGCAATTCGAGATATGAGCGATAATGCGAATAAAATGGGCACTTCAATGGAGAGTGTCCAGAATGCTTATCAGGGCTTTGCAAAACAAAATTATACGATGCTAGACAACCTGAAGCTTGGTTATGGGGGCACAAAAAGCGAGATGGAGCGTCTTCTTCAAGATGCGGAGAAAATCCATCAGCAAACAACCGGAGAGATTACACATTACGACATAAACAATCTTTCTGACGTATACAATGCAATCCATGAGGTGCAAACAGAACTCGGAATCACCGGAACGACCGCAAAGGAAGCCTCGACAACTATAGAGGGATCTATGAATGCCGCAAAGGCAGCGTGGGACAACTTTCTCACGGGCACAGGGGATGTAGACCAGCTTGCGGAATCTGTTGCGACACTGGCAAATAATGTCGTAAATAATCTATCTGAAATCATTCCGAGGCTTGCCTCCGGATTACCATCACTCGTATCTAAGCTTGGAGATATGATACCAGGTCTTTTTAATCAGATATTACCCTCTCTCATTAGTGGAGCGGTAACCTTGATAAATGGGCTTGTGGCGGTACTTCCTGATTTGATGAAAGGTCTTGTTCCTCCGCTTATTGCCGGAGCAATATCCGTGATTGGCGCGTTAGTGGCTGTTATGCCGTCTCTTTTATCTACAGCCGCATCTATAGGGCTTGACCTTATGAACACGATTGCAGACGGTATAGCATCCTTTGACTTCGCAAGCCTTGCAGATACTATCGTAAATGGCATTTCTGGTTTCATATCCGGCGGCGGGTTCAAGAAGTTTATGGAGGCGGCAAAGAACATCATTGTTGGGCTCGCAAGGGGAATAAGTATAATGCTCCCGGAGTTGATTCCGGCATTGGTTGAACTTGTCATTTATATCGGGGAAACGATTCTGGAGCAGCTACCGGTACTCATAGAGTGCGCCGTGGAAATTATAGTTGCGTTGGCCAAGGGAATAATTGAGGCACTTCCCCTACTGATTGAATGCTTGCCAAGGATTATCATGGCCATTGTCAACGCCCTTATAACCGGTATTCCACTAATCTTACAGGCAATGGGTGAGATTATCCTGGCTATTATTACAAAACTGGGAGAACTTGCCATTCAGCTGTTTGAGTGGGTGGCTCCTACAATAGGGGGATGGATTCAATCCATCGGAGAGTGGTTTGCACAGCTACCCGGATTGATTTGGATTTGGCTTACAGATGTGGTTACAAAACTTGGGGATTGGGGTGCTTCAATCTTAGAGTGGATTGCCACGAATGTGCCGGCATGGATTGAGAGTATCGGGGAATGGTTTAGCCAGCTTCCTGAGCGTATAGCTTACGCCCTTGGCTATGCAATCGGATCAATCGTAAAGTGGGGCTCAAACGTTGTGAAATGGATTGCAACAAATGTACCTACTTGGATTGAGAGCATAACGAAGTTCTTCTCCGAGCTTCCCGGTAAGATTTGGACTTGGCTTGTAAATACTGTGACGAAAATCGTGCAATGGGGCATAGAGATGCAACAGAAGGCCTCTACCGCGATTCAGACCATGATTAACTCAATAATCACCTTTATGCAGCAGTTGCCGGGGAAAGTTTGGACATGGTTAGTAGATACGGCAAATAAGCTGAATCAATGGAAGCAAGACCTTGTGTCCAAAGGTACTGAGGCGGCTACAGGGCTGTTCAATGCAGTAGTTGATGGAATCAAAGGGCTTCCGGATAAGATGGTATCTATCGGTAATGATATAGTATCAGGCATTTGGAACGGAATCTCGTCCGGATGGAACTGGCTTACTAGCAAGGTTCAAAGCCTTGCGGAATCTCTTCTGGAAGGTGCAAAGGATGCCCTCGGCATTGCTTCACCATCAAGGGCTTTCCGTGATGAGTTTGGACGCTGGATTCTTCCCGGAGCAGAGATAGGTATAGAAAAGTCTATGCCAAGCGCCTTAAAAACCATGAGGGAAAGTGCAACAGCACTCCTGAATGAAATGAAAGGCACCGTATCGGCTTATAGCGGAGAGATTGCGCTATCTGCCGGAGCGTCAGAAAGTCGAAGGGCATTTTCTGCCGGGGGAACATCGGTATATTACGATAACCGAATTGAACAGACGAACAACTACCATGAAGCAGTTCCTGCTCCGTCGGTTGTGGCAAAAAATCAGCGCGAGGCGATTCGTAATATCGTCGGAGGTGTGAAATAATGGCAAATCAGATTAGAGTGGTTCTCTCGTGTAACGGGAGGACCCTTACTTTTGGCAAGGACAGTGATATCGACATCACGAAGATAACCGGGCTAGAGAGTTCGGATATTGAAATCAGTAAAAGCGATAACGCCCTTGTAGACGGTGAAACCGTAGACGGACTGAAGATAAAGGGCAGACCAATACATATTGAGGCCTCTTTTCGGGATTTAAAGAACAATAAAGAGAATAGGCAAAACCTAATTAAGTTCTTCAATCCGAAGTACACTGGGAAAGCACTCATTGAATATATGGGTGTATCGCGGAACATAGAGTATAGGCTTGAAGGCTGGACTTTTAAAGCAAAAGCTTCGCTTGATGCAAGGCTGGCCATTGTTGTGGATTTATACTGTCCGGATCCATACATGCTGAATATAGACAATTTCGGCAAAAACATGGCGGCATACACGCCTTTGTTTGCTTTTCCTTGGATAATCACCGCTAAAAAGGTTACAGGACTGAAAAGACCGTATTCCGGGCTTGCTTTAGGAGGTCGCGCAGCAGGATACAGGACACTGCATAAAGAGGTGGCGCTTTCTAACGATGGTGACGTACCTACCGGTGTAATTATCAAGTTTGTAGCTACAAGGGGGCCAGTAAGCAATCCTAAGATTACAAGAACAGGAACAGGGCAATTTATGAGAGTCAAGGTAGAAATGGCAAAGGGTGATGTTCTCGTAATTGACACAAACGAACGCCATCAAATTGTTGAACTTAACGGAGTAAATTGCTATCAGCGTGTGGATAGACGGTCTGAGCCGTTCCAGCTTGATGTAGGGGAGAATTATCTTGAATATGCGGCGGATACGAACTACGTCAATCTTGATGTAAATATCTACTATACGCCTAAGTATTTGGGGGTGTGATATGCAAGTATACATCCTCGATAAGGATTTTCAGACTATTGGCGCCATAAAGGTTTTTAATTCGCTGATATGGACCCGCCGCTACTATGAGCCGGGAGTATTTGAGTTTCACACATCCTCAAGCTTCTTCCCCTTATTTAACTCCGGCAAGTATATATGCCGTAATGATCGCTCCGAACTCGGAGTAATCCGGGAAGTGAATTATGCACAGACGGATAAGGGAGAGCGCTCAGCTTACTGCAAGGGCTACTTTGCAGAGAAACTACTGGATGATAGAGTTCTTCAGGCTCCAGTAAATATATCCGGAACCCCGGAAGAAATTGCGCTTGCTCTTGTGGATGGAATGGCCATTCATCCGGCAAACTCCGGGCGAGTTATTCCACGGCTAGTCCTTGGGACTCGCAAAGGACTTGGAACACGAATTACATTGCAGACAACGGGGGACAAGCTTGGGGAAAAATTGTACGAGACAGAGCAAACACAGGAGCTATCTCACCACATTCTATATGACTATGAGAGGAACACACTCACCTTTGAGTGCTGGAAGGGGCGTAATCGCACGGAGAATCAGGAAGAAAACTCTCCTGCGATTTTCTCCAATCGTTTTTACAATGTGAAATCCGCGATATATGGTCGAGACGAGAGCTCTTATGCGAATGTCGCTTATGTTGCCGGTGAAGGTGAAGGAAATGCAAGAACTATTGTCGAAGTAGATATCCGCATGGATCAGGCAGAAGAGCGCCGGGAAATATATGTGGACGCTAGAGATTTGCAAAGCGAGTATCAGGATGGGAGTGGAGCAAAACACACCTATGATTCTGCCCAATACCGCGCCATTCTTAGGCAGAGAGGACTGGAAAAGCTTTCGGAATACTCAAAGATTGAGACGGTTCACTCAGATATTGATGCCGGCGCTAATCTTGTATATATGAAGGACTTCGACCTAGGAGACCTTTGTACATATCAAAATATGGATGTAGGAATCGAGTGCGACGAAAGAATAACAGCAATCCAAGAGGTATACGAAGGAGCAAAAATGACCTTGAATGTTACCTTTGGCACAGACGAGGCGACGACTATCACGAAGATTATAAAAAGGGAGGCAAACTAAATGCTAAGATTTGGCTATTTCGATTCAGAGATTATCGGTACGGATCCGGAAGGAATGCCGATATTCGACAGGGCAGAAACGTCAGACCTATTTCGATTACTATTTGCAAAGCTTGTCAGTAATGGAGTTCTTGCTCAGCCCGGGGATTGCTTTCAGGTTCTTGCGTCTGAAGGGCTAACTGTTAAAGTTCGCCCGGGCTTTGGACTGATTCAGGGCGCATTTGCCTATGATGATTTAGAGAGTACGCATACCTTAAGCAAAGCACCTCAGCAGTATGCGAGAATTGATAGAGTTGTGTTAAGAGCAAACTATAAAAATCGTTGTTGTGAAATTATTGTAAAGGAAGGCACTGCTGCAGTGAATCCCGTTGCTCTGGCTCTTCTTACTCCGGCGCGAGGAGACTACTACGAACTATCTTTAGCTACAATATACATTCAGTCAAATGCAACGGCCATTACACAGTCCGCAATTACCGATACCCGTGGGGATAGTTCGGTCTGTGGCTTCGTTACGCAGCTTATAGATCATCTCTCTACGGAAACATTCTATGCGCAGCTAAATGGTTTTTACCAAGACTTTACCCGTAGGGTAGAGCATAACTATAGTGAGCATACTGAGAAGATGGACGAGATTAAGGAGTCCTTACAGGAGAATTTCCAAACGTGGTTTAACCGGGTAGAGCAAACGCTCACAGATACGCCGGTTGGAAATCTTTCAGCACAGATTGATAGGCTGAAAGGGGAAACGATTGTAACTATTCCGGCCAATGCCTGGAGCACTTCTGCACCATATAGCCAGAGGGTATCTGTGCCAACAGTCAAAGCTACAGACTCAGTAATAATGGGGAAGGCCTACACAAAGGACAACACTTTAGAAGAGATAGAGACATGGGACGAAATGGCCGGATTAATCACCAGTGCGGAAGTTAGTGATGGGTATGTAACTTTTTACAGTAAATCAGAGAAGCCTAGCCGTACCTTTAAAGTAAAGCTGAAAGGAGTCAAGTAATGAGTGAAGTATTTATACCGTTAGGCGGTGCCGGAGGGAAGAATAGAGGTGGAGTAGCGATTATAGATGCCAATGCAACTATACAGGATATGTACGGCATGGTAACAGTTCCGCTTCCTGCAGGAAATTACAAAAAATATGTTGCCAATGGTGAGGCATATATGCCTGGATATGGTGATGGAAAAAATGCCGTTTTGGGATTGAATAAGGAATTTATTAAGAAGGCCGCCTTGCACGCCTTCGGAATAGCCTCTATCACAAATTTTAGTGCGACCATGTATGCGCATAAGCAAGTCCGGCTTACATGGGCGAAACCCACTAAGGGCTTGTGGAGTGGAGTACATTTTGTCTTTAAGTATGACAGTATGCCAACGAGCATTACAGACGGATTCTATACGCTTGATAGTGCTGATGTGCATTTTGAAACTGGCAGACTTGAAGAGCGACAGCTATATGTGAGGGCATTTAACTATGTAACCACAAATGAAGGCAGATGGTACGACGAAGGGAGAGCAAGTGCGACAATCCGTGTAAGTGGAATTAGTGGAGCAGTATCCTTTGGAGCAGGAGCAGGCACTTGGACAGTACCGGAAGGCGTAAGAAGAATCCGTTATATCTTAGTTGGGCACGGAGGACAAGGTGGCAGCGGCAACGGGTACTATGTTCCCGGCGGTGGAGGCGGAGGAGGCTATTTCACTACCGGATATATGGACGTTACTCCGGGGCAATCTATTCCTTGGATAGTTCCGGTAAGAGGGCAAGTTGCGCCGACTAATACTACAACATGGCAAAATCTTGTGAATGGTGGAAACCTACCGGGGCTTTACACAACTTTTGGAGGCATCGTGGCGCAACACGGAAAGCCTCCCTTATCTATGCAAATGACTAGAGGCGGTCACCGTGGAAGCGGTGGCGATGGAGGCTCTGGCGGCGCTGCGTTTGGCGGTTCTCCAGGAACAAACGGAAATGATGGTGCAGGAGCACAGACTAGCGTAAAAGATAGGGGCGGAAGAAATGGAGATACTTACTATTTGACCATTCGACCGGGACAGGGACAGCATACAAGCACTACAGGCTTTAATGGCGTTCTGTACTGTAGTGGTGGTATTGCCGGAAATAAGGGTTCTTCCGGTGTTGGAACAGCCGGAACAAATGGGCTTGGTAATGGCGGTAATGGAGCAAATAATAGATACATGGATAATTACTCCGGTGGAGAAGGTGGCACTGGCTGTATCTACATCGCATGGGGCAGTAGCATGAATGACGGAAGCTAAAGCCCACTAACTAAACATTTGTGCATGAAAGGGATTCCTTGCGGAGTTCCTTTTTTAATTTACCTAAAAGGAAGGAGAAGAAGCAATGAAGAGAGATTTTGCGCTAATTCTGCCGAATGCAGACACGGCAGAGCATGAGGTAATGGCTATCACCATTTTTGATAGCCCTACCGAGGCGGATATGGGGGCAAGAGCAATCTATGGAAAGACTGCCTACGCCATGGAGTCCTCCATGTGGGATTTAAAAGAGCCTTGCATCTACAAAGATGGGGCTTTTTTCAATCTCAAAATGAAGGAAATGCGAGACGAAAAAGGAGAGCTGCAGTTTGTCCGTGTAGGCGAGGAGAAAGCTGAGAGGATTCCCTCACAGTCGGAGCAGATTGCAGAGTTGGCAAGAAAAAACGCCGAACTCAAAGCAGTAATTGACACGCTTGTACTCGACACGCTAGGAGGTGGATAATGTTTGATTATTTAAAAGGCTTGGCAGAAGAAGGAAAGCTTAACAAGAGACTTCTTGACAGGGCTGTAGCTAAGGGATGGATTACCAAAGCACAGGAGGAAGAGATTCTTCGTGTCGCCGCAGAAGAGAAAGGGGCAGAAAATGGATGATAGATTTTAACGCGTTTTTTAGCTTGGTGGACTTTGGAGTCATTATCCAGTCGCTAGGGTGGCTTTTTCTTGGAGGAATCACCTTGATTGAAAAATTCGCTCCGAAAGACAAAAAGCCATGGACAGCAATCCTTACCTTTATCGGGAAAATACTTACCAGAGAATTTGCAGAATCTCAGAAAGCCTTAATGGACAAAGTAGAGGCTTTAAGTTTAAAAGTCGAAAAAGTTGCCGAGTCTGTCGAGGAGACAAGAGCTATAGCCGCAAGGGTAAGGATTCTCAGCTTTGGTGATGAGTTGTTAGAGGGTAGACTTCATAGCAAGGATACTTTCGACCAGGCATTGCTTGACATTGACAATTACGAGCGGTACTGCAAAAGTCACGAAAATTTTAAAAATCACATTACGGAGGAAACGGTCGCTTTCATTCAAGAGAAGTACAGAGAGCGGCTCCGTAATAACACTTTTACAAGGTAGTAAAATATTCCTTGATATACGTCTGAATAATACGTATTATAGATTCTGTAAGGAGGGCGTATATGCAAAAGGTTTTCTACCCTTGTGAGATCTCACAAGATGAAGAGGGTTATCAGGTGCAGTTTACCGACTTTCCGGAAGGGTTTACTGATGGAGATAGTCTGGAAGAAGCAATTACAAATGCAAGAGATTTACTTGGAGCGTTACTTTTTTCCTATTTAAAGCATGGGAAAGACTTGCCTAGTGCCACGGTTCCGGAGGATTCTTCGAAGAATGTTTATTTTATTGAGGCTTGGCCGGACTTAATTAGGGATAAGGTTAGTAATCAAGCTGTGAAGAAGACGCTAACCATTCCGAAGTGGCTAAATGACATAGCGGAAGAGCGGAATGTGAATTTCTCCGCTGTGCTACAGAGAGGCATAAAAGAATATTGTGGCTTATAGGAGTCGCTCCTAAGGGTATCAAGATAGCGTAGGGTTTGCCCCCACGCTATTTTTATTTTTACTAATAAGAAAGAGAGGAAACAAAAATGGATTTTGGAATTGGAAGCGTAGTAGCAATCACAGTTATCACTTACCTTATCGGTATGGGGTGCAAGTCTGTAGAAAAACTGGATAACAAATATATCCCGGTAATTTGCGGACTTGTCGGAGCAGTCCTTGGAGTAGTTGGTATGCAGACCAT